CAAGACCTCGTGACCGTCGTACAACGTGAAAGCGGGGTCGCCTGCGGTGTACGACGACTGCGGCCCGACGTTGAGCACGCCGTCATCGACGTAGCAGTTCCAGTCGACCTCAGCGAACCAGCGCTTGATCGCTGCCCAGGTGTCCTCGCGATTCTCGTCGGTCACGACAGTCTGATTTGTATCGGCGGGAGCTGCACCCGAGGAAGCCCCGTTGAAGTAGTTCTCATCGACGGTAGGCGTTGAACTGGCATCTGTGGCGACTGCTGTCAGCTGGCCACGGGCTAGCTCAACCTGGATCTTGGCGCCAGCGTTGGCCCCGACAGACAGCGGAATCCAGCCAATCTCATCGAGCAGTGCCTTCGCGGCCTCGACCCGTGTCACCGACCCGGCCGCAAACTTGCGCGGCTCGTCGTGGCGGCGCATCTCGGCCACTGCTAGATCCTCGAAGAGCAGCGTGAGAGTCTGGTCGTTCTTCCTCAGGCTGGTGTACTCAAAGGAGCGGCCGTCGACCTGACAGGTGACGCGCTCGTTCAGGATGTTGGAGTTCAGCAGTACAAACTCGGGATCGTCGATTCCGACCTCGATGGTTGACACGTCTTCGGTCGACCGCTTTAGGCTCGCAGAGACGATGGAGTCGACTAGCTCGGCCGCCAGCTTGTCAGAGCCGTTGATGAGGAACGTCGAGATAAAGACGTCTTGCGGGGTTTCGCTCATGACAGCTTCAGTACCTGGCCGACCTTCAAGCTACGAGGGTCACGGATGCCGTTGAGGTCGGCCAGCTGCTGCCACTTGCTAGCCGACCCGAGCTTGCTGGCGGCGATAGTCGAGAGTGTGTCTCCCGCCTTGACGGTGTAGGTCGTTGCTGCGGGCGCCGCGGCCACGGAGGAGCTAGTCGCCTCCCCTGCTCGAGCGGCTGCGGCAGCGGCCGGCGACTTGGCTACGACAGCGATGACTGGCGATACGTACTCCAGGAAGGTCAGCGTCATCTCCTGGCGGCAGCGTCGGCCGTCGTCGCGCTTCTGGACCTGTCCCGAGTCGTCGACCCCCGTCAGCACCCACACTAGGTCGCTGTGTGACGACATGGCTGCGCCGTTCAGGCGCAGGAGGTCCGGCTCGACACGGTCGTCAGGACGGTGCATGCGATCTTCGACGAGACGGATGTACGGCTCGACATCGCCAAGCGGCCAGGCATCGAAGAGGACTTTGATCGTGCAGGTCCATGGGTCTTCACCAGCGAAGTTTGTGAGGCTCTTGCGTCGCGGACGCTCGATGGTGTCCCAGCGAGCAGTGCCGCCCGTGAAGCGCGGCGCATCATCGCCCAGCGGCAGGGACACCACGAGTGGACCCGATGACAGGTTGAGGTTGATGTACTGGGTCACTGCCGCGCCGCCATGTCTTTGAACTGCGCGACGATGGCCTTGGCTGCTCGGCGGTTGTCGAGAAGGTTGGCCCCAGAGACTTGGATGGCGCCGGCCTGCAAGATGATGTCGCCGCGTTGCTTGAGAAGCCCCTGCATGGGTCCGGTGTCCAGCGGTGTGACCTGCGCCCCGCGCGGCATGTGCAGCAGCTCGGGGCCTCGCTCGCCGACCCAAGACAGACCCGGTCGACGTGTGATGCCGCCGTTGGCCTGGCCAGGGATCAAGCCTCGGACCATGTTCACAGGGTTGAGACTTGAGAAGGCGATCTTGGCCGCTCCCTGACCAGTTACTTTCCCCTCGGGCGTGAAGTCGCCTTCCGTCGTCTGCCCAGTAACGACCGCGCTGATTCCACCCGCCTGGTCGAGTCGAGTCAGAAGCCGATCGGTGTAGTAGATCGTGTCGCGAACAATGTCCAGTAGATACTTCAATGGCGGGAGCAGGACCGGCGATACCGTGCCAAGAGCCTTCAGAAAAAGGTCAACTCCGGTTGCAATTGAGTGCACAAGGTTGAGGACTACAGGAGCAGCTGCCTTGAGGAACGGCCACAAGGTAGTGGTCCAGAATCGGCCCACCTGCTCGCCAATGCTCTTGATCTTCAACCAAGTGTCGAGCAGCACTCCCTTCGCACCCAGCTTGTTGTCGATCTGGTTCACGACCAGGTCCATGCCACCGAGCTTGTAGGCGCCGCCGAGCTCCTTGAGGAACGGCACTGCTCTACGGCCCTGGTTCACCATCCATCCAAGACCACGACCAAGAAGTCCTATGCCCTTACCGGCCGCGGTGGCGGCTGTCGGAAGGATCTGTTCGAGAGCCTGAGCAAGTGGAGTCACGGCGTCGGCGGACGCGAACTTGGTCCTCTCGACAAAGTTGCTCCACAGACCGCCAAGGGTCTTGGATTGCTTGTCCATCAGGCCGCCGTACTTCTTGTCCATGTAGCTGAGGATGGCGTCAATGGCTTGTTGTGCCGGAACGATGCCGGCTGTTACGTCGGCCTGAACTTTGGCCTTGGACTTGCCCGATGCTTGCGACAGGATGTCCAGCGCAGGGATGCGCGCCTCGTAGAGCTGCAGGAGTTCGTCGGACTGCACGCGACCCTTGGCCTTGATCTGCCCGATGACCGTCGTGAGTCGGTTCAGGCCCTCAGCCCCCATGCCAAGACCTGCCGAGGCATCACCAATGCTCTTCATGATCTTCAATGACTGCTGGGCGTTGTAGCCGAACGCGATGAGCTGTGCGGAGTACTGCTCGACGTCCGAGTACTGGAACGGCGTGTTGAAGGCGAAGTCCTTCATGGCCTTGATGTGCGCCTGTGCCGCGTCGGCAGACCCGAGCATGGTCTCGAACGCCACCGAGGCGTTCTCCATCTCGGAGTAGGTCTTGAGACCGAAGAGTGTCGCGGCAGCACCTGCGGTCCCCAGGGCCGCACCAGCCGTCAGTGAGGCCGTAGCAAAGCCAGACATGGCCGTTCGTCCGGTGCCGAGAGTGCGGGACATGATGCTCATGTGCCGCGTGGTGTTCTGCGTCGCGCTACCGAGTCGGCGCTGGGACGCCAGCGCGCGATCGAGCTCACGTCGTAGGCGCTCGACCTGTCGCTGAAGCTGGTTAGCGCTGCGTTGCGCATCCCGCGCTGCCCGGTCGTAGGCACGGGTACGGTTGGTGAGCTGGTTCAGGCCGGCAGCAAGGTTACGAACGTAGCGGTCAGCGCGTCGTGACTGCTCGGCAATGTACTTGATCGAGTCGCCGACCTTGCGTGCGTCACGACGAAACTGGTCGGCGCCCTTGAGACTGAGTTTGAGTTTGATCTCGTCGTCTGACGCCACAAGTCCTGCTTACGATGAAAAGAGCTTGGCTACAGTCTGCGCTACCGAGACGCCAATTGCGTCGATCTCTGCCTTCTTGTTCTGCGCCTTGATGACGAGAGCACGAGTTGCCGCTGCGTCGAGGACGATTCGCTCCCATGATGTGGCGCGCAGATACCGCTGAGGATCGAGGCCTGCAACGAGGGCCACCGCTGCAGCCTCGACTACAGGGTGGCCGTCGATTCCCCCGCGAACTCTTCTTCTGCTTCGTGGTACGAAAGGCCCGAGAAGTCAGTAATAGCGGCGGCCATGTTCAGGAGGTCGCCATCGTTGAAGAACAGGAACTTGACGATGGAGCGCGCCGACTTGTCCTGGAGCTCAAGACGAGTGGCCATCTCTTCGTCGAACCGCGTGGGCTCGCCATGAGGGTCGGCGCCGAACGACAACCACTCGCCATCGATGACGCCCTGTACCTTGACGCAGGCGGTGATGAGCGTGTCTTGAGCCATCTGCAGGTTGCGATGGGCGCTGGACTTGATCTTGTCCGCCTTGCGCCCGATGGCTTCGAGCTCGTCGGCTTGAATCGGTCGATAGGTGACCCAGATCTCGGGGTCAGGCCAGTGTGGGACCCGGAGGGTCTTGCGCAGCCCGTCTTCGATCTCTTGTCGCTTGGCCTGAAGACCGGCGAAGAGTGAGGTGGGGTCTGCGGTAGGGGTTACTTCAGTGGGGGAAGTGAGGTCGCTCAACCAGGTTGTCCTTCAGTAGAAATGACGATGTCGTACACATCAGCGTCGGAGCTGTTGGAGTCGACGTCGCCAGGGGTTACGGTTTTGAGAGTGCCTTGGTAGACGAGAGGCTGGCCGAAGGCGTTACCGTCCCGGTCAAGAGGCGTCTTGGTCACAACGGCGGTGCCCTTACCGACTTGCGAGAACAGCCAGTGGAGCAGTCCCTGGGCGTCGCGCGTGCGGTCGAAGAGGCGAGAGAGCGTGACGTTGCCCGTCATGGTGGGCCCACCGAGCGAGATCTGGTTGCCCATGGCGCCCGAGCGGTACTTCGTCTCCTCGGAGTCGAACTCACCACCGGTCATCTTGTCCCAGACCTCTTCGATGCGACGGTTCGCGATCGTGCAGGTCACGCTGTATTGGTCTTGGCGTCCTGAAGCCATGAGCTACTCCTAGAGGGCCTGCGCGACCGAGGTCTTTTGGATCTCGATGACGACAAGGTCGGCGGTCGGTGACATGCGCACACCGATGACTGCGTGCAGTTCACCGTTGGCGATGGTGGTCGGGGTGTTCACGGCGCTGCCGGTGTCGACGTAGAACGCCTGGTCCGGGGTGTCGCCAAAGAGCGAGCCAGCGGTGTGATAACGAAGGAGCATGCCGGAGAGGTCACCGTTGAAGGCGGCAATGGTCTGACCCTTGCCGTCCATCTGGGTGAACACGTAGCGCTCGGCGATAGCCGTGGCTTCCTGGACGATGACCATGCGGAGGCGCTGGTTGGTCAGCTCTTCCCAGGTGTCGTCGCGTGGGCTGTTGAGCGTGCGGTTGCCGTACAGCTGGACGTTGCCTTGGCTGACACGGAACAGGTTGAGGCCGGCGAGATCCAGGCTCTCGCGCTGGGCGTCGGTGAACGTGCCCTGGGTCAAGCCAACGGCAAAGCGGGCCTTGCCGTTCTCGCCGGCTGCAGCGACATTGGGGCTGTTGGTCGCGTCGGAACGGGCGAGCAGTCCTGCTGCCACCGATACCGGGGGGACGACTCGCGTAGTGCCTGCGATGAGACCGGGGACGGTTACCCAGGGGCCGAAGAGCGCGCCGTACTCGCTGCCTTGAAGGCTCTGAGCCTCGCTAAGGAGTGCGGCGGCTGACGAGGTATCAACGACATCGACCAGGGCCAGACGGTTGTTCTTGCTGGCGTGGTCGATCAGCGCGGCCCGGGTTGTCGCAGTAGTCGTTCCAGGGGCGGAGACCTGCCCAGGGCCGAGATCGGCGTTGAAGAGCGCAAGACCAGACTGACGGATGACGTCGGTGATGGCGTAGTCGTCGAGACCGCCCGTCAAGGCGGTAGCTGCCACGACAGCAGGGTCGAGACCTGACGCACCAACGGGGAGGGAGACCTGCACGTAGCGCTCAGGGTCGTTCGACCAGTTGATGGCATCAGCCACAGTCGCGAGGCTGGGCGAACGCTCGAGCTGGCCGCTGACGGCGTGCGTCACGACCAAGGCAAATTCGCCGTTCGCTGCACCAGGGACAACGGCCACAGACAGCTGGTTTCCCCAGATGCCGCCGTTGACCGCCGACACCTTCAGAGCAGGCGCCGCGGCAGAGTCGTTGAGAGTCACCGAAGCGGTAGCAAGACTCGGACCCGCCACGCGCTGAACGCGAGCGACGTTGCCACCCTCCTTGAAGAAGGTCTCGAGCGAGTCCCACAACAGCGACTGAGTGATTCGGTCCCCGTAGTAACGCTGGAACTCTGTGATGTTGCGGACCTCGCGAGACGAGACGAGCGAGCCGCGCTGCGTCGCGCCGACCACGAACCAGGTACCCGTAGCCGAGTATCCGCTGCGCGCAGTGGCGCTGCCTCGGGACTGCACCAAGATGCCGGGACGTGCCATCTACTTTGCCTCCTCGGAGGCCTTGCCTCGCTTGTCGATCTTGCTGGGTTCGTTAGTGGGCACCGCGGTGAGATTCACCGGGACGACGTCGACCTCGGCAGTTTCCCCGGGCAGCAACGTTGCGCCGTCGAGGTCTACCGGATACGGGTTGAGGTTCTGGACCTTGGTCACAGCGGGGCCTTTCGAATTTCCACATCCGCCGACGTCACCTGTACGGGCTCAAGGTCCGTTGGGTCTGTCGATGGCTCGGTGATACCGAGGTGAACGTTGAGAACGTCGCTCACTTGCACGGCAAGACTAATCTGACCGGCTCCCAAAGTGCGGGAGTCTTGCTCGTCAACCTCGTCGTAGCTCTCGTCGAGCCAGTCGATGCCGTCGGCAATGCCGGTGACAACCTTGCCGAGAGCGGTGTCGAGGTAGGGAAGCGACTGGTGTTGAAGGACGAGAGCGCGGATGGCTGCGACGTAGAGCTCAACGAACTGCTTCGTACTTTCGCGGTCGCGAGATGACAGAACGACCGCGATGCGGATGTCCCAGGATGCCATGTAGGAGGCGCCATCACGGGTGGGTGCTTCCACAAGACCGGGGGAGATGATGATGAGCGCAGGGAGGTGATCCTCCTTGAACGTCGCCAGGTCGTTCGATGCTGTCCAAGAGTTGAACGGTACGAGCGGCGAACTGAGGCCGGCCTGGCGCGAGACCTCGGCGAGGTAGTCGTTCGCGAACAAACGAATGGTTCGCTCGACGTCGTGACGTACGCGCGCGCCGGTGACGATTGGGCCGAAGACGCTAGCTGCCACTGCGGTTTCCCGTCAGGACGTATTCGCGGATCGTGTCGCGGAACCCGCGTTTTTGTTCGTCGGTCAGGTCGAGGATCGGGCGACGAGGCAGACGGTCTCGGCCACGGGCATTCTTCTGGCGGGGCTTCTTCGACTGGTGGTACTTCGCGTAGGAGCGCTGCGTCCCCAGCTCGATGACGTCTGAGCTGACACGACGGATCGAGTCACCGTGGTTGGGACCGGTCAAAGACGCGCGCAGGTCGCCCTGCGCCTGCAGGATCTTCGTGCGCTGACCAGACCGACGCTTCTGAGCGAGCGTCGCGTCGCTGAGCTTGGTCCACTTCCCTGAGGCGCCAGTGGCGCCCTGGGAAGAGAAGAGTTGCCGCTCGATCTTGTAGAACTGTCGACCGATCTTGGGAGCGATCTTCGTCAGGTCGCCGCGGTCGGCGAGTTGCTCGAACCGACGTAGGACGCGGCGGTCGTTGTCGATCTGAGCACGCATGGAGATGGCCACTACCACCACACTCCGCTTGCAGGCGCGCCGACGGCCGGGAAGCCGTAGGCGGGCATTCCGGGAGTGATGACCCCACCACCGTCACCAGGGATCTCCGTGCCCTTGTCAATCTGAGCAACCAGCCAGGCCAGTTCTTTGTCGAACTTGGCAACCAGGAGGTCGTACGGAGACCGCTCGGTGTCGAGCTGCTCTGGGTAGTAGCGCAGCTCGATCTCTGAGGCGGTAAGGACTGCAGCCACCGATGTGGCTGCATCCTTGAGGTAGTCGGGGAGATCAGACCCCACAGCCACCAGGACCTTGTTCGCCGACTGCTCGGCAAGGAGAGTGACCTGGTTAGCCGTTGGCCGAGTGTCAGCCGTGAAGGTCTCCTCATCTTGGAGACCTTGCAACGGCTTCGTCCGGGTTGGGATGTACGCCGCGACCTGCTCCACGGTCGGAGCCCAGTCCGGCGTAGCCACTAGCCCTCGG